CGAGCTGCAACCAGAAGACAGTTACGAGTACGATGACGCGGAGGACGCAACCGCAGAGCCGGAAGTAACAGAAACTGAAGATCCTGTTGAGGAACAGGATCCGGACTCAGCACCCGAGGCTGATGATACTCAGGATAAACAGGTCAAATTCTACGAGCAGCAACAACGCATATTTGATGAGGCTGTAGGGAAGAAGGTTTTTAAACTCCGCGAAAAGGAGCGTGAAGCCGAGGCCCTAAAGAAGCAGCTTGAAGAATTGCAGTCTAAGCTTGGCGAAAAGCAAGCGCCAGTAGTACCTGACTTACCAGACCCTTTCCGTCTCTCTGATGAAGAGTACAGGAGAAGTCTAGCAAGAAGGGATGAGGCGTTGCGAGCTGCTCACCAGTATGAAATTGAGCAGCAAGCCATCCGGCAGCAGCAAGAGTTATTGAAGCAGCAGGAATGGCAAAAGCAGCAGGAGGAAGTAACCGAAAGGGTTACAGCCTACTCTAAGCGGGCAACAACTCTTGGGATGACCTCGGAGGAATTGCAGCAGGCAGGTAACACGGTAGCGCAATTCGGAATCGATGAAGCGCTGGTTAACGTAATTTTAGAAGACGAATACGGTCCTCTGATTACTAAGTATCTGTCCAAGAATCCGCTAGAGCTTGACACGTTACGACAGATCACCCCTGCTCAGGCAGCGGTAAGAGTCGCAACATACGTTAAGGAAAAAGCTGCATCGCTTAAACCAAAGGTAAATGGCGCTCCAGATCCTCTAGAGCACCCACACGGCGCTGGTTCAGCCCCTAAACCGAGGGGCCCGAGAGGCGCAACATTTGAATAGGAAGGTGATCCAGAATGGCTAACAATCTCAATAGTAACGTAACTCGGAAAGTCGCTCGCGTCTTTCTTGATGCTTTCGAAGCATCACGAGTAGTATCAAAGACTGTGGACACACAGCTTCTGTCAGGCAAGTTCAACCCATCAAGCGGTTCAACTGTAGACTTCAAGCGTCCACACGATTACAACTCAATCCGCACTTCAGGCGGTGACATCAGCTCTTCTACGAAGTCTGACATCATTGCTGGTAAGGCGACTGGTACAGTTCAGGACTACTTCACTGCCGCTACTGAGTGGGGCAATGTTGAAGAAGCGCTTGAGCTCGACCAACTCGACCAGATCCTTGAGCCTATGGCTCGTCGCATCGTGACTGACATGGAGCTCGATCTTGCTTCATTCATCCGCAAGAACGCTTCTCTGAAGTATGGTGCTCACGGCAATGCTGTTGACGCTTGGGGCGATGTTGCAGGTGCTGGCGCGTTGATGGACTCTGTTGGCGTTCCTATGAGCGATGACAAGTATTACCTGATGAACCCATTCACAACTACTGCGCTGTCTTCAGCTCAGAACGGTTTGAATGCGGCTGACGGCCTTGTCCGCACAGCATGGGAAAAAGCTCAGATCTCTAGCAACTTCGGTGGCATGATGGCTCTGACTTCTAACGCACTCAGCAGCTTCACTTCAGGTGACTCGGCAGACCGCGTTGGCGCGCTTGCAGCAACTCCTGACAGCACTTACGTGACTGCTAAGGACACTATGCAGCAGACTCTGTCTGTTTCAGGTCTCGACGGCACTGTAATCCGTGCGGGCGACATGGTAACTATCACAGGCGTTAACCGTCTGAACGTAGCTACTCGTCAGCCTATCCTCGACGCCACTGGCGCTCAGGTAGCTTGGACAGGTACTGTTGTTGCTGACGCGACTATCACTGGTGGTGCTGCGACTATCGTCGTATCAGGCGCTGCAATCTACGAGGCCAATGGCCAGTACAACAACGTAACTGCTGCACCTACTAGCGGTGATGTTGTAACTATCCTTGGTGCTGCTTCAACTCTGTACCAGCCTAACCTCTTCTACACGAAGCAGGCATTCGGCGTAGGTACTGTTAAGCTGCCTAAGCTCTACAGCACTGACACAATCGCTACTACTAGCGACGGCTTCAGCATCCGCGTATCTAAGTACGCAGACGGTGACGCTAACACGCAGAAGATTCGTTTCGACCTTCTGCCTGCATACGCTTGCTTCAACCCGCTCTTCGCGGGCCAAGGCTTCGGCGTATAACGCTAAAGAGGAGGAGGGGGCTTCGGCCCCCTTTTCGCTTATATGGCAAAACCACGCAAAGGCAAGGCTAAGGTAAAGGTCACCGCATCGGGCAAGAAGGTCTCCTACGGGCAGGCTGGTGAGGCTAAGGGCGGCGGTCCACGAGTACGCGCCGGAACTAAAAAGGGCGACTCATACTGCGCTAGATCATTAGGCATCAAAAAAGGATTGCCTAAAGAAAAGCAGAACGATCCGAATACCCCAAACAATCTGAGTCGAAAGCGCTGGCGATGCAAAGGCGCTAAATCTGCAAGGTACGAATAATGGCCGGACTATACGAAAACATTCACAAGCGCAGGGCTGCAAAAAAGAAGTCGGGCGGCAGGATGCGTAGGGAAGGCGAAAAAGGCGCACCAACAGATCAGGCGTTCAGAGACGCGGCTAAAACCGCCCAGAAGCGCAATAAGGGAGCAACGTACGAATAATGGCTACTGTCGCTCAAGTCGCTAAGGCGGCGCTACAACGCATACTGGTGCAGGCTTCAGAAGCCGCACTAGAACCTGATGAGTATCAGGATTTCATATTCGCCATGAATAACTACATGGCACAGCTCGACGCTCAAGGCGTTACTTTGGGTTACACTGAAGTTTCTGATCTAGGCGACGAGGTCACGGTCCCTACTGGCGCGCTGCGCGGGATCATCGCAAATATGGCTATAGAAGTCGCTCCTGACTATGGGGGCGTCGTATCTGAAGGACTAGTCAAAGCTGCGCGAGAAGGTATGCAGACGATGCGAACTATTGGTGTGCGCATGGGTAAGACTGCACTACCTGCAACGCTACCTATTGGCTCTGGCAACGAGGACGAATCGTTCGGTATGAGCGGTCACTTCTACCCAGATCAGGAAGCAGAAATACTTGCAGAGACCACTGGCGCAATCGGCTTGGAGATAAATACAAATGGTGGATAGAGCGAACGGCCGAAGAAAAAGTCAGTTTGTCGCCAAGGCTACAGTAGAGGCTGGCAGCTATTTAGACTACGTAGTGAACGGCACTAACTACAGAATTAGCTATGACAACTTCGTAAGCAATCTTGGAGTTACTGGCTCTATTGTTCAGGCCGGCGCTGTAACTGGAACTGCGGTCCTAGACAAGCAGGGCTCGGTAAATAATATCCGCAACATTGAAAACGGCTCAGGAATTGCTGCCAATGTTTCCCCTCAAAACGGTGTGCTTGTTTCGCATAACTTTTCTTCTGATGCGACAGGCGCGCCGATCTTTTTGAACACAACAGCGTCTAGCCCAGTTTTTGCTAGCTTGGTGGGTGGAAACGGAATAACGGTTACCCCTACAGATAACTACATCACAATAACGCAAACCGGTGTTGCTGAGTACGCCAACGTATCAATGCACGGCAACTCCACAGCTACTGTTATTACTAGCACTGCAACGCCCGTCAAAGTAGCGGGCACATTTGTTGTTGGCGCTGAGGCTGGTTACACCGGAGACACTACCGGACGCATCACGCACACTGGTAATACTGCGCGGCATATCATCAACGCGATTATAAGCATCTCAGTGTCAAGCGGAACCAACCACAGGATTTCAATGTATATTGCCAAGAATGGCGTAGTGTTAGGTGACACCAAAACCACAGCGACAACGTCTTCTGGCCTTTATCGCAGTCTAGCTACCTTTGCTAACCTTGAGTTAGATGAGGGTGACTACGTTGAGATATTCGTCAGGAACGAATCAACTACAGATGATCTTGTTGTACTGGATGCGATTATAGGGGCTCTTTAATGCCTGTCACTCAGTTACCGATAGCCAATGGATTTTATGTCAGTGACTCGCTACCCATCGCGGCGCAGGAGTGCACTAACTGGTATCCGAACATTGTTCAAGGCGCTGGCTTGTCTCAGGAAACTCTATTCGGCACTGAGGGTCTTGTTCAAGTCGCTACGTCGGGGATCATTGATAATACCAACCGTGGCTCTCACGAGATGGCTGGCAAGCCGTACTTCGTAAACGGGACCCGACTTTACAGATTAGATCAATCAGGCGACGAATACACGCTGACATTCATTAACGACATTGAAGGCACGGCGCGTGTCTCTATGGCAGATAATGGCACTCAGCTGATGATCTTAGTGCCTAACGGCAAAGGCTATATCTACAATCACGTTACAGATACCTTCGCCGAAATTACCGATTCTGACTTCACTGCGAATGGCTCCCCTCAGTTCGTAGTGTTCATTGATGGCTACTTCTTGGTGACCACAGACTCGAAGAAGTTCATAGTAAGCTCCATCAATGACGGCCTGAGCTACAACGCTCTTGACTTCGGTACAGCCGAGTCAGACCCTGATGACATCGTTGCTCCCATAGTCTACAAGAATCAGCTCTTTATCTCTGGCGGCCAGACCTTCGAAGCTTTCCAGAATATCGGCGGGGCTGACTTCCCATTCCAACGCACTGGCTTATTCTTACAGAAGGGATGCTATGCGCCCTACTCGCTAGTCAATGCTCAGGATACCTTCATGTGGGTCGGCGGGGGTGAAAACGAGTCGCCAGCGATCTGGGCGCTCAGCGGCAACAGCACTGTCAAAATTTCGACAA